TCATGACCAAACGACATCAAGATTGGGAACTGCGTCAAATGCAATCTTTACCATTGGAGGCGAAGATAGCCAAATCACAGCTTAGAATTAGGGAATGGTACGATTATTGGAACGGCCAAGTTTACGTATCGTTTAGTGGAGGGAAGGATAGTACGGTTTTACTCCACTTAGTGCGCTCCGTGTATCCAGATGTTCCCGCTGTATTTGCCGATACGGGTTTAGAGTATCCGGAGATCAAAGAGTTCGTTCGCTCTACGGAAAACGTCACAATTATTCGCCCCGAAATGACGTTCAAAAGTGTTATTGAGAAGTATGGCTACCCTGTCATTAGTAAAAGACAGGCGCAGTACATTCGTGAGGCTCGGAACACGAATAGCGAGTACCTATACAGACTCCGCACGGAGGGTATCAAACGTGATGGTAGTATAGCGCCGTACGCTAAAATATCGGACAAGTGGTTATATTTGATAGACGCTCCCTTTAAGATTGACGATAGGTGTTGCCAGGTTATGAAAAAGCAACCGTTTATCATTTACGAGAGCGAGACTGGGAGGAGACCCTATATAGGCACGATGGCGAATGAAGGACGAAACCGAGAGCTTAACTGGTTACGACATGGTTGTAATGCTTTTGAGCACAAACGCCCTATTTCGCAACCTATTAGTTTTTGGCTCGAAGAAGATATATGGGATTATTTAAAACGATACAACGTCCCTTACGCTAAAATTTATGATATGGGTTGGGAGAGAACAGGTTGCATGTGGTGCGGGTTTGGTGTCCACTTGGAGGATGAGCCTAACAGATTTCAGAGAATGGCTAAAACTCACCCGAACCTTTATAGGTACTGCATGGACAAGCTAGGCTTTGCGGAGGTACTCAGTTATATAGGTGTTCCACACGAACCCGTCGAGGATTAAAATTTCCCAAAAATACAAAAAGGGGGTTGCTTCATTCCCCCTGAAAAAAAGCAACCCCGCCCTGGTACGCATTAATTAGAGAACTAATCAAGAGGCGCGGCGGGGTCTAAATCATATCTTATTATGTGCTCAGATTGGCGAGAAAGTCAATACCTTTTTGGTTTTTTGTCGCATATGCAGATTCTCAAAGAAAAATTACATTAGGGGTTGACATTTACACGAACTAGTGTATAATAAGAATCAGAAAAGGAGGTAACGACATGAAAACAGTGGTAGGTTACGTTAGGGTAAGCACGAATGGTCAAGCGCAGGAGGATAAGTATGGCATTGAGGCTCAAAAGCGGGACATTCTTGATTACTGCGCCAAACACAATCTAGCTTTGACGAAGTGGTATGTGGATGGTGGCGTGAGTGGTGTGGAGGAAGAGCGTCCAGAACTAGATAAGATTCTGTTCAATGACGAAGAAGTGGCTAATCCTCCCATTCAAGCGGTGGTGGTGGCGAAGTCTGACAGACTGGCGAGGGATATGAACTTGTATTACTACTACAAGTTCGTCCTCAAGAAGAAGAATATTGAGCTGATCAGCGTGTCGGAAGATTTTGGCGCAATGGGTGCGTTCGCAGGCGTGATGGAATCGTTGACGCTCTTCATTGCGGAGCAGGAGAGAATCAATATTGCTAAGCGCACAAGTTCGGGTCGGAGGATGAAGGCTCGGGCTGGAGGCTATGCGGGCGGTCGTGCGCCGTATGGGTACAGGGTGGAAGATAGCCAACTCGTCTTGGATGAGGATGAAGCTGAGATTGTCCGAATCGTGTTCGAGAAGCGGGAAAAAGGTGCGACGCTACAAGACATAGCCGATTGGCTCAATGATCACGGTTATCAATCTCGCTCGGGCAAGAGGTTCTACCCATCGCAAATTCGGTCGATATTGAATAACAGAAAGACGTATGAGGGTTACTATTCCTATGCTGACATAGGTTGGGTCAAAGGGATTCACGAGCCTATTTTGGAGGTGAGAGATTGACCAATGAAGGGATCGTTGAGAAGTTAAAGCGGACGGACTTAACGAAGTACCAGAATCTTTCCGACCTCTTCGATATGGCTCGGCACATGGAGGATTACGATCTGAACGGTGAAGTATGGCGGTTGGCGGCGAAGGTGGCGAGGGAGAAAGGGGACTTAGAGTTCTACGATCTATACAAGCGCTCCCTCTTATTCGCCGCCCCGCACAGATTTGATGAGTACATGTTGTACTTGGAGTTCAATCGAGACCCTGATAAGAAGTTTTATGTGCCTAGACGTTCTGTTTTGAAACCTGTGGTAGACGCTTTACAGGACTTGGAGGACGACAAGTTAGATTTAGTCACTATATCCATGCCCCCGGGCGTTGGGAAAACCACTCTTGCTATTTTCTATTTAACGTGGATCATGGGTAGGGAGCCGATGAAGCCGTCTTTAGCTTCGGGTCATTCCAGCGTATTGACGACTAACGTATATAATGGTGTGACAACCATTCTTGACGACCCGGTGGAGTATTTGTGGCATGATGTGTTTCCAGGCGTGCAGGTGGTGGATCGGAGTGCTAAATATACAACTGTGGATCTGGAGAAGGCTAAAAGGTTCCCTACTCTAACTTGTCGGTCAATTGATGGTTCGCTCACGGGTGCTACTCGTTGCGAAAAACTACTCTATTCGGACGACTTAGTTTCTGGCATTGAGGAAGCTCTCTCTAAAGAGAGACTGGACAAGCTGTGGGAGAAATACACGAACGATCTTAAATCGAGAAAGAAGCTCGGTTGCAAGGAACTCCACATTGCTACACGTTGGTCGGTTCACGATCCGATTGGGCGTTTGGAGAGAATGTATGGGGACGATCCGAGAGCGAGGTTCATTGTTCTACCCGCCTTAAATGAGCAGCGCGAGAGTAATTTCGATTATTCTCATGGGGTGGGTTTCGATACTAAATATTTCTTAGACATGGAAGCTACGTTGGATGAGGTGTCGTGGAGAGCACTCTTTATGAACGAACCGATTGAACGTGAGGGCTTGCTTTATAAGGAGGACGAGTTGAGGCGGTATTATGAGTTGCCTTCGGACGAGCCTGATGCTGTATTAGGTGTCTGCGATACCGCAGAGGGTGGAGGTGACTATACGTTCCTCCCCGTGGCCTATGTTTATGGGAACGACTACTACATCGAGGACTGCGTGTGCGATAATGGGCTTCCGGAAGTCACGGACGCTCTTTGCGCCGAAGTGCTCTTGAAACATAATGTCAAACAATGTCAATTCGAGAGTAACAGCGCAGGGGGTAGGACTGCCGATAAGGTGCAGGAGTTGGTTAAGTTAAA